CATTTCTAAAATTGGCATTTCTTCTGGTGTTATAATAGCCTCAAATGCTGTTGCTGGACTCAAATCTGTCATTCTGAAAAATGAAATATCGCTTGGCATACGCTTTAATATATATTCATTCATGACAATCGAATCGAACTCTTTGCGACTATCGGGGTATGGAATTCCGATACCTAGTGAAATATTAAATGTTGGATACCACCAATAAAAACGTTTCGACTGAACTAGTAATACAATAATGTATACAATTGCTAAAACAATCCATATTCGTTGTCTATCAGGGTCTTTTTCGATAATATGATGATAATATGAATTTACACGTTGACGTATTTCTGTTACTGCAAAGTTTTCTTTTCGTGTTGGCATTCCTACGAATGTCTTCATTTCGTTTATACTAGGTAACATTACCATATTGTATTTGTATAATGAGATGTATGATTATATGCTATATATTAGAGACAAAATCGCTAATATATTGCTTTGATTACTAAATGTATTATACGCGAAGGGGTGTTGGGAATCCGACGAGGTTGGCACCAATACCGAATCCTGCACCGGTCCTAGCCGAAACGGCTAAACTGGGAACATATGTATCCAGAATACTAAAGGTTGCTGCCGCAGTCAACGCAATAAGGGCAACCTCATCAAATGAAAGTCCACGTTTAGGGATAGCATAGGCGGCAATTGCGACCATAACACCTTCAACCAAATATTTAATGGTTCTCTTGACGAGTTCGCCTAAATCAAAAACTCCAGCTGTCATTTTAAATATAAATATTACTATTATAAATAATAGAAAGAAAATTATTGTCAGAACTAGCAAACATAATTATAAAATATTCTAGATCTATTAATTGCGTTTAAATCACTTAAAAGTAGTAAATGATAGTATATATCGAATCAATTATACAATACAATGTCTGATAATTCATCATCTGTTTCTGCGAGAGCCACCCCCCCTGCAGGTGTTGAGCTTCAACGCATCAATGGATCGATAAATCCTAAATATGTTGATTTGTTAGAGGAAGATAAGCCGATTGCCGGACAAAAGTTCGCCTGTCTTTCATTTGTTTCACCAGAGTCGATTATCGAACAGAAGGATCATTTCTTTTTCAAGAAGTTTTTACATTACTGGGATTATCAAAAGTCAATGGAAAAATTCATCCAGTTTTTGAATTTTGTATCATTTAAGCATCATTTAGAGTTTGAGAAACTTACTGCAGACTTTCAGGAGTTTGCAAAGGAGGAGAAGGAAACCCTTCAAAAGACGAACATTTATGATGAATACAAGACGTTCCTAGATAAGCACGAGGAAGATTTGGAAAATGAGTTTGGAGAGAAGCACAGTTTTCAGACATCCATTCGTGGTCTAAAGGTTCGTGGTGTTTTTGGTTCTCAAAAGGAAGCAGAGTTACGTTGTCAGATGCTCCGTGAGTTCGACCCGAATCATGATGTTTTTGTCGGTCCTGTCGGATTATGGGTTCCGTTTCACCCGGAGGCGTATAAAACTGGTCGAGTTGAGTATATGGAGGATACTCTAAACCAGTTGATGGCGGAGAAGAAGAAGAATGAGGAACAGGCAAAGAATGAGTTTGATAAGCGTGTGAAGGAGACAAAGTCGAAAGCAATCGCAGAGAACATGAAATTGGCAAAGGAGAGCGGAAACAAGTTGACACAGATGTTGGCGAAAGACGGTGAGACTTTGGTAGATGTGGTGGATAAGCCTAATATTGTGACATCTTCATCATTTGGTGGAAATGTGGATGATACAGCTCCTGTTTCGATGACAGTAGAAGAGATGCGAAAAGAGTTGTTCGAGAGTAATGACGTGGTTATGGAAAAGTATAGCGATCATGGGTTGTCACAGTTGACTGAAATGAAGAAGACTGATGATACCAATACTGTAGAGGAGTAGTGAATACGCTAATATGCGAATCTATAATTTGATTTCATTACATTATAAAATAGTTTCATTATATAAGAATTACCTGATATAATGAAGGGAGGGGGAGTATATTATTGTTTAACTAAAAAAGGTCCAAATACAATCAATAAATGTTTGATCGAAGCAATGATGCGCATAGATACGGCAATTAACCCGCTTACATTTAGTTCGATGGCTGGTTTTATTTTTGTCCTTCATCGCCCCGACGGACTAGTCGATGCACACGGTGACATTTTTCTGAGAAGCGACAATATTTCTGTAAATGGTAAAAAAAAACAAAGGGCGGGTAGTGGTGGCGTTCCTGTATCTTCAATTGTATTGAAGGTGGTTATGAAACGCAATGATCCGGACGACGAAGATTTAGACGATCTTCAATTGGTAATACCTAGCGATCCTGACTATGATACAGACGATGATGATAACGAGATTGGAAAATCTAGTTTGGAATCGGACGAAATAATCGTAGAACAGAAAAACCATCACGAGTTATATCAAACATTTCATCTCGGTGAAAAAATGGTGCCATCACTCGTCGGCGATTTAATTGAATTTGAAGAAGATAATATTAGGTGTATGATCTCAGCTATTCAGAAGAAACCAGACACCGCTAAACGTGCAAAAGTAATTCGTGTATTTGAATATTTCTTGGCTCAAATACCTAAACATAAAACATCGGTGGTTATGATGTGTATGGAAATGGTAGGTGATGATACTCGTGCTGCGGGTAATGGTGCCGGCGAAAATACATATAAAGTAATCTCAAGTGTGGAAAATCAACAACATCGGGTCGCAGCCGCCAGAGGTGCCGCAGCAATTCAACTATTATGTATGCGTAAGCAGAAAAAACAGTTGGTTGATGCACATGAAGGAAATTGGTTTATTGATACAGAAAATCGGGATAATGTACGAGCAATCGATTTCGGACGTGTTGCTAATATAACGGATAAAGATATGATAATTGATGAAATATGGAAATACAAAAGGTCTCGACAATCAGCATTTCGTATGAAAACGTCTCAGGGTACATTTCTTTCTAAAATAACAAGTAAAGCTGTACTAGAAACATATTATGATAGATTTATCGAAATTCTAAACTCATCTCTGCCCTTTTGGATTGGACTTGAATCGGATTCTAGAAAATCACGTATGATTGACCGTTTCGTTGACAGTCGTGGATTAACTACAGAATCTAAATCTCGATTAATGGTTCACCGAAATATACATTTTTGTCTTGTATTTGCGTCATTGATCGACAACGCAATAACTTCAAATAGTTACCCTGATTGGGACCAATCTCAAATGGTCTGGGCATATAAGGAAATATGGGGTGTAGATATTATTCCGGACAGGGATAAAAAATACCCTATTCACCATATTCACACGCTTGATTTTGATTACGATGTATTTAGAACAAATATGAAATCAGCAAATATTTCATGTCGTCGCGTCATAAAATCTTACGACGAAATTGCTCGTTTAATTTCACTTTATACGTCAGCACCGGATGGTTTGGTTAAAATGCATATCACCCTCGATGACGCAATGACCCGCAAGAAAAAAACGGCAGTTGCACAAGGAATTACTGCAACTAGTATTGGCGAGTTTGTATCATTTAATGATATTTCCAAGATCGACGTAGATGTTGCCAATCGAAAATCAAGACCTAAAATAAGATGTGCAATTCTTGGTGGTAAAAAAACTCGGCGGGCTGTATTTTATAACAGGATAACCCGAAAACGAAACAAATATTAAATTACATTAAAAATAATAGCTTAATATTATAATAAATAGTGGTAAATAATTATAAAATAATAATAAAGAAATCACCACTACAATACAATGTCCGAACCCGCATTATTAGTATCATCAAGTTTTCACGGAATTATACTTGTAATTGTTGTCTTGTATGCTATCATTTATAAGCGATTACCAACACATATCATATTTTTATTAATTATCGTAATCATAACATCATTACTGAATCATATTTTAACAAATAAAATCATAAAATGGATTGACCGAATTATCGTAACCTTAACACTTATCTCTCTTGCAATTTATGTTTTATATAATGATAACACCACCAATAGTAATGTTGTCAAATATGCATTCATGTTTGTAATATTTATTATCATAGCTCTTTATCTATTTACAAAATATACCAAATATCAATATATCAACGGTTCCAATGCTAATATGCATAAAAATTACGTATTGTATCATATCGCATGTCATATGCTCGGAACATTTCTTATCGCATATATTGTTTTAGCGATGTAAATGTAAATGTAGATGTAGATGACTCAGGCGGGGGGGTGTATCGTCGTCACCACTTGTTTTTTTTCACGTTAATTTTCGGACCCTTGCCATTCTTTGCTGCATTTGGATCATACGGTTTATCGTCTTCATCATCGGATCCGAGATTTTTCGAGATTTCCCAGAATTCCTTACTTCCTAGCCGGAAAGGACCGTGTGGTTGTGCCTTATACCAGAAAATTTGATCTTGTAATTTATTAGACTTGGCGTTATTATTGATAACGAGACACTCATAATTCTCAGTACACTGATCCATGACCTGACAAAAACTCTCAAAAGTTGGAAACATACCTGCGTAGTTGTCATAAATTCGTTTACGATTTGCAATATATGGCTCTCTGAGAATAAAAACGTAGTCAATATTTGTTCGAAGATTGGGTGGGATACCAAGTGGATACTGCATTGTAATGACTAACATGATCTTCCAATGACGACCATTCATGAATAGTAACCGCATCATAACGTCCTTCGTCCATTTATTATCGTATAAACAATCATCTAATACTACAAACGTGCGCGGATCGATAGACGATTTTTTGTACGCTTCTTGTTCTTTTTTTACTTGTTTAAGAACCGCTTTCTGGCGTTTAAGAATATTTTCAATAATTGCGGTATTATAAGCGTCATGAATAAATAGTTTGGGAACGTGAGCTGCGAAAAAACCGTTTCCAGCTTCGGTTCCAGATATAACCGTTCCGATGGGGATATCTTGGTGATGAAACATAAGATCCTGTACGAGAAAACTCTTACCTGTGTCACGGCGACCAATTAACACAATAACGGGTCCCTTGTTTTCATCAGGCCGAAAACTGATCGCCTTCATCTCGAATTTTGCAAGCTCTAAATTCATTTAATTTATGCAATCGAATAGAATATATAATCTGTATCCTCCTAACTTAATAAAAATGAACTATATTATATTATACATTTTTTCACGAATAAAATAACAATAACATTATCAACGTGTGTCCGTTTAATTTAGATATAATTTTTCTGCTTATCATTCATATCTAAATCTCAATCCATTTAGGAAATCCCAATATTATTATATATAATTAAGTAAAATGACGACTAACCCATTTCAGTTTCATTATCGCAAGCATAAATATACGCCAGAAAAGGTAGATTCTGCATTGTTATTTGATATTCAAAATTATAACCCACTATATTCACGTTTTTTCGATTTAAATGAAACGAATTATAATCAAATCCAACTAAACCAAACATATTTTGTTCAAAATATAATAGAACATTCTTCCCCAAATCATGAAAACAATGATGGTGCCGGAGATGACGAAGCTGTAGAGCCAATCGCCGTAAACCCGAATTATTTAGAAACAATTATAGTAGATGATAACGGTGAATCTAAACATGTTCCTATTTTCGTAAAGTATTCGCCATTGTTAGACCCGATCCGATACTTATCTGGCAAATATGACATTCAACAAGAAAGAACAATGAAATTACCGAATGTCCTATCTGATGAAACGATGTGTGATCCTAAACTATTGGATAGCAACAATGCATCATACGTCGACGGATTCTTTTCATATTTAACGAGTAAATTACTTCATAATCATGGAATAGTTCATGGAATTGATTACTATGGTAGTTATTTATGCAAGCAACGAGAATTTTCTACAAACGTTTTCGATGATATTGAATACCTGGTAGGATGCGAATTTTTTAATAAGCATGAAAACGATTTATTTACATTGGATTATTCCAGTATGATAGATGAAAATAGTCATGAAAGTGGCGATGAAGATGATATATCAGTTCATAAATTACTACATATACGTAAACAAATGAAGCCGTTTGTCGGTGATGGCCTTAAAGACTATTCTAACGAACGTACAAGTACAAATAGGATATTTATATTGGATGATATATCACAAACTGAGCTTGGTGTCTCTGAAATATGTAGTTCTGGTAATGATAATGATACAACTCCCGTTTCCGTATCAGAACCATCCGTTGTTGAATCATTCGTTGTTGAACCCACCATTGTTAACACATTCATTTCCGAACCATCGATCGGCGAACCTTCTATCGTTGAACTTGATATTTCCGAAACAAGTGATAATATAATCGATATGAATGTCAGTCATCAAAAATACAGTAAATCCCGTAATGACTATAATAGCGAAGACGATGATGATGAATCGTCGCAATCGAATTCATCAAATACAACAAGCAGTGAACCAATTATTGATGCAGATGATGTAGATGATGTAGATGATGTAGATGCATCTGTAACCCTCGAGACGGTTAATGACGAAACCGACAATGTAGATTGTCATCATTAAAATGGCGGTGGTAGTAACAACGATAACGACGATAACGACGATAACGACGATAACGACGATAACGACGATAACGACGGTGATAACGACGACTGTGATGACGACGGTAGCTATAGTGATGATGAAAGTGGTTATGATAGTGATGACGATAAAGTTATTGCAAAAATAAAGGATTTTCCTGTTCAAGCCATTTTGTTAGAAAAATGTATATCCACTCTTGACAATATCATGATGAACGATGAACTCACAAAAGAAGAATGGGTTTCGATATTATATCAAATTATAATGACTCTTCTTATTTATCAACACATGTTCGATTTCACACATAATGATCTCCATACAAACAATGTCATGTTTATCGAGACAACGGAAGAGTTCATTTATTATTTGTATAAGGACCAATATTATAAAGTCCCAACCTATGGTCGTATTTTTAAAATTATCGATTTCGGACGTGCTGTTTATAAATTTCGCAGTCAACTCATTTGTAGTGACAGTTTTAACCCCAAAGGCGACGCAGCAACGCAATATAATTTTGGGCCATATTTCAACCCGAATAAGCCGGTCGTTGAACCAAATCGCAGCTTTGATTTATGCCGATTCGCCTGTGCATTATTTGATTATTTTATCCATGATATTCGTAAAGTGGAGAAAATCTGTAAATCTGATCCAGTAGTCAGTCTTATCGTGAAATGGACTATGGATGACAAGGGTAGAAATGTTCTATACAAATCTAGCGGCGAAGAGAGATATCCAGATTTTAAATTGTATAAGATGATTTCTAGATCGGTTCATAATCACATTCCATCCACACAAATACACGATCCGTTATTCGACCAGTATAAAATCACATATAAAAAATATAAGAAACATGCCGGAATGGCGGCCAAGTTCTTAAAAGATGGGAAAAATACGCATATATTTATAAATGTGGATGAGTTGCCGTGTTATACCGAAATATAATATACAATAATAACAATTACAGTTTACTTACAATGAATTACATTACCTTTTCAACCACATTTCACGATGACCAGCGAGTCCATTCTTTGCGATGAACTCAATATGACGCATCGTCCACGCCCAACTGCATCCGGAATGACCTGCTTCCATGTTTTTTTGAACCCGATCAACAATCTCGTCATTATAACTGAACATAAATCCACGATGAAGAGGTGGACTGTATGTTGACAGATATTCCCATGCGTTAATTTCCTTCTGTTTTGTTTCA